CACCGCGACGTGTACGCTGTGAGATACGGTTTGCCTGCTGGTTGATAAGAACAGCTAGTGCTGCGTGCTCATCAACAACAGATGTTGCAACACCGGAAACAGCTGACTGATCGAAAGTAACCGTTGCGGTACCAGCTAGGGTACGAAGATTGTTCAAGATCTCCTGGTCAATTTCTGCGGTCATTTCCTGTGCTAGAACAGCCATCAATTCAGCTTCAATGTCGATGCCGTGCTGGGACTGTGCGTCCTGCATGGATTCGATTGTCCAGTTAGCTGATAGTCTACGGCTTTCTGCTTCAACAGTTTCTTTCAAGACACGAATGTTCATCTTGTTACCCATACGACCTTCAAGCTGGGCAGTACGTGCTGGACCAGGGTTTGCAGGATTCTCATTACCGGAGTAATGATTCTCGATGTTGAACGGGCTAAGAGCTTCGTCACCTGCAACTGCACCAGTTCCTGCTCCTGGAACCGTATCAGCATACTGGATACGAAGTGTGTGAATCTGACCAACTGGGCCAGTCATCGGCTGAACACCGATAATTTCGTTAGCGATAACAGTCGGCATAACACGGCGAATAACAGGCAAAATAACCTTGTTCAACGCTGCGATGTTTCCTGCTGTGGTTGCACCTGAGGACGCTGCCTCAACAAGCCACTTACGCTGGTTTTCTAGGACGACGCCAAGAACATCTTTACGATTGCCGGTTAGGCCTTCGGTAAGCTTGTCTTTTACAACGCCCCACTTTCTATTTTCAAGTAGCATACTCATTTTCTTTTTCTCCTTTTAGATTAGGAACGTGTTCCCAAATAAACTAGTCGATCAATTTCTCCATCGACTTCGTCAATGCGATCGTTTGACTCAGTGATCACCTTCTCGGCACGATCTCCTGTAACGACTCTCTTGCCTGCCTTCTGTTCTGACTCAGACAAAACCTTTTTCTCGCGAACTGGTTTCTTGCCTTCCTTTAGAACCATTGGCAAATATCTCTTGATAGATTCGTCAAGCCTTTCGGTCTGAACGTCTTCAAGCAATTCCATCATTACACTACGCTTATCGCGCGGTAGATGACCGAGAGAAGAACTAATCTTTGCCTCTCGGATTAAACGGTCTCGTGCAATCTTAGCTTCTTTCTTAGATTCTGCGATTAACGAGTCCTTGTCTTCGAGAGCAGCCTGAGCTTCCTCGAGTTTCTGCTCACGCTCTTGAATTGCGTTAGTCAATTCCTGAAAATGTGCATCTTCATTGTAGAAATAAGTTCTGAATTCTTCAGCCATCGATTCAAACATTCTTTGTCCAAATCTATTCTGACGAGCTTCATTGATTTCCTTACGGAATTCGTTGAACTCTTTCTTGGTTGATTCTTTGATCCACTCAGCTGCACTTCTTGCTGCACGAGTGACAAATTTCTTTTGAGCTTCTTCGAGTTTCTTACGACCTTCGGAAAGTACCTTAACACGTGCTTCAGCAAGTGATTTGGTTTCTCCACGAAACTCTGTAAGTTCTCTGTCTGCCTGACGTAGATAAAACTCTTTGAATTTTTTCATATTTTCTTCAAGAGCTTTGCGATCTTCGTGAAGTTCGACTACTTCTGTTCCTAGTTTGCGGATTGCGAATTCCATGAACTTAGAAAGCTTTTCTTTGTTCCGGACACGCTCCTTAGCAAGAGCTGAACGCTCTTCCTTTAGACTTTGAACTTCTTCTGCGATGACGTCATTAATCATTTCGGACATTGCAGTTACGGTCTGTTCGCGGTCATGTTCATACTTGACAGCGATTTCCTCACGAATTTCGGCAGTTGCTTCAGCACGGATCTCAGCTTTTTGCTCATTCCATGCCTCGAGAATGGTATCTTGTACTTCTTTAGGAAGTCCACCCTCTGCAAGTTTTTGTTTTAGATCTGCCATTATTAGGTTCTCCTACCTTACTTGAGTGATTTAATAAATTCAGTCAATTGTGACTCAACGTATTTTTCAGCAATACGATCTCCATCGCGGTTTGCTTGAAACACATCTAGGGTCTGCAGGCCTTTTCGAGTTCCAAAAATACTTTCGTAAATTGGAGTCGGGAAAGCCTCTGGAGCAGAAGGCTGCATAACAATATCAACAGTAATGATTTCAAATTCTGAAACACTTCCTGTTGCTTCGTTCACGTTGCCGGAACCCCTTGAACTGACACCAAGCTTTACACCACTCTTTAAAAGAGCTGCGGCAATGTCGCCACACGGTGTTGGAATTATAGTCAAACGACCCATGCCGTCTGATCCGTTCATCCACATTTTATCAATTACATGACTGATCCGGTCGAGATTAATGGTGAGTGAATCAGGATGATCCAACTCACCAGTAACCGAAAAACCGCTATCAATCTTAGCTTGGATGTCATCTACCGCTGACCGTATTTCACCCTCTGGATAATTCCTACCGTTATGGTTAGGTTGATTACCTTGGATAAAGATACCCTCCATATGGAATTTTTTCTCACCTGCATCATTCTTATCTGATTCAACGACCAGTCTAGCTTGTTGCTGTGAGAGTACTTCTTGGAGTAGCGTCTTCTGATTCATTTAGACCTCATTCATCGGTGAGTTGACGTTTTGATCGTCTGATGGGGTCTTGGAAGCCTTGTCACTGTCGGAAACTTTTTTCTGGCGCTCTTTGCCGGAACCTTGGTTTCCGTCTTTTGTCTGGACTTCGTCTTTAAAGGATGGTGCTGTGCGTCCGGATTCTTCCTTCTGGGACTTACCCATCTTTCCTTCTGCTTTGCCGCCCTTATTATGTTTAGGATGAGGAGACTTTGCGTTCGCGCCGTCGTCGCCGCCGGAAACCTTACCAATGTCTTTATAGTCGACACCTTCTTCTAGGTCTTCGTCTTCGTCTTCTGACTCGTCTAGTTCAAGATCTTCACCTTCGTCTAGATCGTCTTCGTCTTCGTAGTCGCCTTCTTCGCCTTCTTCGCCTTCTTCGCCTTCTTCGTCGTCGAAGTCAAAATCTTCTTCTTCGTCGTCGCCTTCGTCGGTAACTTCAGCCATTAGTTCGTCGATCTTGTCGTCGAGATCTTGGAAATCTGCCTTTGTTACTGGTGCGTTTGGATCATCTTCAACGTCGATGTCAACGCCTGTTCCGTTTTCTAAATCGTTTGTTGCTTCTTCTTGGTCAACCACATCTGATTCGAAGTCATCACCCATGTCTCCGCCAACTTCGTTAGCGTACATGCCTTCTTCTTCGTCGTCTTCGTATGTAGCATCCCAGGTCTCTTGAAGCTGGTTCTTTGCGTTCCCAACAAAGAACTCATGCAACAAAGCGTCTGCTTTGTCAAAGTCTTTATTTGTGAATGCATCGAAAGCTTCAAAAAGCTTACTGTCGATGTTCTTTGCCATTTAATTTTTCTCCTTACGTAAGATTGATAAAACCACAGTTTTTCAAATATATTTAGGAGAAAAGTCTTAAAAGACGTACCAAAGAATACCAAAAGTGCTACTTTTGAAAATTTTCTTCAAATCTTAGTTTAATTATTCGTCTGATCCCGAGCTAGCGTATTGAATTTCAAGGGTTGATGCGGACTTTTGTTGTTCAGCTTTTTTCACTTCTCGCATCTTTCTGAGTCTATTCAGGTTTCTTAGAGTGATCTTAGGCTTTCGAGTATCCGACATTTTTCGCATAGACTTATCCTGTCCTGGCTCATACATGTCAGCTTCCATGATTTCATTATGCTTCATTAGATCGTTTCCTCATCGTTATCGTCCTCAGTGTCTTCATCTTCGCCACCTAACGGACTGTCTAAACCTTCCTCATTTCCGAAGTCTTCATCTTCGCCCGGCAAACCAACACCAACCGATTGTAGTCCCGGTGCTCCGTCTGCCATGTCATCATCTGCTACAAGTGAAGCTACACCCTTGAGTTTTGTTGGGTTTTCTTCTCTCCACATTCTAGCGTTTCTAGCAATAATTTCATCATCCCACTGCAAGAATTCTTCCATAGCCAAACGAGTAGAAATCTCTGGGCGGTCAGCCATCTGAGTGTAAAGACTAATCGAAGAGTTCATCATTTCGATCTTAGTCCAGATTGCAAAGTTCATCGGTTTATTGAAACGAACTTCAAAATCAGTGATGTCGATATTGTAGCCTTTGTATTCTAAGAACTTTTTAAATTCAGCGTCAAAAGTTGGAGCAAAGTTATTCTGCAGTCTCTGGCAATACTTTGCGAACCTAATTTCCTGAACAAATACTTGACCTAGTCTACCATCATTAAATGTCTGCGCTCCGTCATCTGGACCAAACGGAAGATACGAGCTAGGAATTTTCAAACCTCTGATTAGTTTATTGTTCCAGAATCTCAAGTCATCAATTTGACCGAGTGACTCACCACCAGGCAACGTGGTAATATCAGAACCACGACCGTCTGCAGTAACTGGAAGATAAAAATCTTCTAGGATCGACATCGGGTTATATGCTGTGTCCATAAGTGAAAAACTATTAGATCCAGATCCGTCCCTTGTTGGGATTCTTCTCTGGTGCATTTCGTTTTTCATACGTTCAACAAAAGCCATAGCTTTGTGATGCGGTAAGTTTCCAACGTCGATTTTAAATACTCGTCTTTCCGGTGCACGTTGAATACGGTAAATGATAATCGCATCTTCTAGCAATTCTTTCTGCTTGTAGGTTTTGTAAATCGCCTCAAGAACAGAAGTACCGAATGGCCAGTTAGGATCGTCGCCTGCGTTCATAGAAACATGGACGACGTTTTCAGCCCCAACAGCAAACGATTGTGGATTGTTAGCAAATCTACTTGACGCCGACCCACCCATTTGTGAGTTAGTGCCGCCACCTGTCGTTCCTTGACTACCGGTTAGGTTGGTAGTAGCTGCTGTTCCGGAAATTGCATAGTTATTGGTTGTAGCAACTGCAGCAGTTGCTACTTGCCCTTGAAGGTTTAACTCCAAGTTTTTAATGAAGTATTGCTCAATTTCTTTTCCTCGGGATTCATCAACCACAACCTTTTCGATATTATACGGGTTCGCTGGGTATAGTTCGAATGTTTCCGGGTCTCTAACAAAGAAATAGTCACCAAACTTCAAAGTTGAACGAACAATATCAAAAATTCTTCTGTCCAAGTTATTAAGTTTCACCCAGCCCTTGAGAATTGATTGAATAGTTTCAATAACCGTATCCGGAGTATCGTTACCAAACTCAATACGGAAAGGGTTGCCGCCGTCGTCGTCATTATTCTGAGTACAGAAATCTGTTAAGATATCCATAGCCGCGTTAATCTCTGGATCATTTTCCATCATATCATATTGACGGAAACGGTCTATTCTGTTTGGAAAACCTGCATATACCTCTGGAAGGAAAGACTGGTAATTTTTAGAAGAACCGGTTGGTTCATACCCTGCATCATCCTTATTTCGGTATAAATTCATTCTAGCTTCTTTTGAAGCTAAACGATAGTGACGTTTCCATGATGCCATGGTTTTCTCCTTATGGGTTTATTATAATCTTATTTAGTCAGTACCGATTACTTCTAGAACGATCCTTCTACTTTTTCACCGGCTTTATCGGTAGCTCTTTTTTGTTTCCTAGCCAAGGCCGCATTCTGAGTTAAGTTTGCATTACTCACATCAATTAGTTCTGAAATTTTATTGATCAAAGTCGACCCGAAACCATTCTCTTCTTCTTTAATGTCAGGTTTTGTTGGAGTTACCTTAGGCATTTGAGTATTCTGTTGTTTCGGGATTGCATTATTGATACCGGCGTGGGCAAAGCTTGGGCCGGTTCGGGTGACGCGGCGACCGATGCGCATAGAACTTTGCTGTGTGTTAGGGTTTGCATAAATATTTTCATTATATGCATTCATATTACCGACTGGTTTAAAACCGTC